TTATATAAATCTTTGCAGTTCTCGCAGAAGGGAATCATTTTTTACTCCTTTCATCTATCATGCGTCCCATGACAAATACCATGAAAGCGATAGCAATTAAGGATAATAAAATTAGTCCTAATAAAATATTAGTTATCATTATGTTTTCCTCTCAGTTTAAATAGTTTCTTTCTCAAGTCAATTAAGTCTTTGATTTTACTATCTAAAACATTATTGACTGCTTTTAATTCGTGTTCTTTTACAGCGAGCCGACCTTCTAAAAGGTCGACTTTCATAGTTAATTTTCTTTCTTCTCGGGTCATACCGATAAGTGGTCTCCCTTAAAGTTTTCTACAACAACAGGACCGCAAATACCTAACGTACCCTCAGCGATTTTTTCTTCACCATAATGATAAGAGTGATAGTATTTACTTGCTTTAAGATTAGGTCTCATGCGATATCTTAAAGCTTCTTCGTGAGCCCAACCTTGATATGATTTACCTTGGATTTTAAGTTTTACACTCTCGATGTATCCCTTAGGAGTATCGCCTTGAACACTCTTTTGAAGTTTATCTAAATCCCACTTTTTCTTAAAGGGAACAGCTTCGTGCGTAACACCCCCAGATTCGTGGATAATAAGATACCTTCTCATTTTTTCTTCTGCCATAATGTTTTTCCTTTCTTTATGGTTATTTCTTATAATAAACTTTTTTAAAACACGTTAAACAAATTAGTTAATTAAATTGTTCGGTATTTTCATTGACTGAAGCTTCGCTGAATTATCTTCATCTAAGTAGAAAACGCAAAATTTACCCTTATCGTTCAATAAAAACTGGTAAACTCTATGATTATCATCTTTTCTACTTTTATCAACTTTAGATACAGGATACATAACATCTTCATCTAAATCTTCAAATTCTTTATCAGAGTAACCGTGATTAAAGTTATCCCTATTATATTTATTGTAACTCTGTAATAATTCTTTATTCGCATAAAATATATTGCTCATCTATTTTTCTCCTAATGTATTGTGGGACTCCCATCTAACTCATTAAATGGGTGGTCTTTGACTTTCTTACTAATATCGGGAACGATATTAATATCCATGATGTACTTAACATCTTCGATAAGATTAACAATATAAGAGATACGAGGGTACAATAAAGGACTATCGTATTCTTCAAAACTATATGTTTTTACTTTATCTCTAAAATCCGTGTAAGTAACTTTCACTTTGTGAGCGACTAAAAACGACATCACTCACTATAATATAAACTTACTATGAAGTATATATTGTTTTCCAACTTTTTGGACTTGGAATACAGTGCTCTGTGCTAACCCCCTCTTTCATTGTTAAAAGAATATCCGCTGAAATACTTATTCTAGCATCATTCTTATTATTAGTTTCAGTGTGATGAAGCAAGTTACTTGGGAATATAATAAAATCCCCTGTCTTTACTTCAAATTTATAACTTGCAAAATTAAAATGATTCCACTCTTTTATATAAGCTTCTGTGGGCGGAATAAATAATCCTGTTTGTGCTGCAAGTTCTTCTTCAAATTTGATATTTCCCATATCTTCATTATGCACATAATATACACAACTATAATGGGACGCCGTATGTTTATGCGAAGGGATATTCTGTCCCTTACTCGTATAAGTTGCCCATGCTTTAGTAATGTTTATATCAAATTTCTCATCATCGTATTGTTTAGCTGCCATAAATCCTTTTATATCAAAAGATAATGCATCAAATAATTCTGCATACTCCTTTTGTAAATGTAAATTATCTACAGCATTATCTAAATCAGTAAAATTAGTATTACCCTCTACATCTGTAGTTGCAGCTACACTTCCAGGTTTTTGTTTTACAAACCTTTCAATGAGAGGTCCAACTTTCCCATTTAAATATTGATGATCCTTGATCGATGTTTTATAAATAGTTTTGCCGAATACATTACCTATTATCGCTTCTTTCTCCATATGATACCTCTAAATATTCTATTTTTGTTACCCAACCTTTAGGGATAGCAATAGCCCCACCGCCTGAGATTTCTTCTTTATCCTTACTATAAGAACGCATGATAACTACTTTATCTGAAGTGTTAGTAACCATCCATCCAACTTCTTGACATACCGCTAATGGTGCTTCAATAACTTCTTTTATATCAAGCCACCCGGTTTCAGTATCACGTGCATCTAACCACGTGATACGAACCATCGGTGTCTTATTTATGTCTAATTGCCTAGAAGATGTCGTGACGCCCTCCCTCCGGTTATTTGCCCACTTAGATTAACATTATTACCGTCACGCTTACCATTATTGTAAGCTGCGCCAGCAGTTATACTTGAGCCACTTCTTCTTGAAGATAACCTTATTCCATCTTTCTTTAATCTATCTTCACAGAGTTCTAATTCTGTTCGATAAAGAGCAGGAAGATTTTTATTTTGATTCTCTATCTTATCAGAGGGATCATGACGAACACTAGCTTCCCAGAGTTCTATAATACGCTCACGCAATCGGTGAGCGACACCTAATTCATAATTTCGTTTTATTTTATTTAACTGTCTACCATCGCCCGGAATAGGAGCGATATGATCTTTTCCCATTCGTTTTATAGTTTCAACGAAATAAGCTACCATACTTTTAGTAATCTCAATATTATGATCTCTACCAACTATATGGTGAACGACTTTAGTGGATTCTTTATACAAATTATCTACTACTCTTTTAGTACCATAAAAATATTTACAAAAATATAATTTGGAAGTAGCGGTATATAAAGTTTTAATCCATTCATCTCGCATGGCTTCTATTAACTTTTCATGTAGAATTTCGTCAGCATTAACTTGTTTAATATCTGATAAATCTAAATTGTAAGTTGACAGAAGTTCGTGAGCTTTCTTAAATGCAAAAGCAGCTTCAGCTTCACTCGCACCTTCGTCACGAGATAAAGCTAATAGCTTTTGTATCTTGCTTTTTATAGACTCTTTATTATCCATAAATTTTTCCTTTCTGTTACTTTAATATATTAATTATTTTTAAGAACAAAAAAACAGTTAATTATTCTTTTTTATCAAATATTCTTTAATATCTTCCCACCCTTCAGCTAAAGCTAATTCTCTTAATTTAGTATAAACAACGCCGGAATTTAGCTTCTCTGCTTCGTCCGTGTCGAATAAATAAACTTCTCTCGATACTTTTACTAGTAGAAATACCGCACCTTTATTTCGTTTAAAGGATCTGTGCCAAGCTATCTGTTCTACTGATACTTTCGTCCGACATTTACTGGTTTCATGAACTGGCTTATCAATATACTTACCTTCGACCCAACCCATGACGCCATCGTGGCAATAAAACAAATCAGGGATTCCTCTTTCAACTGCAGTTTCTATTCGTTGAAGAAATATGTCAGGCCATTTCTTTCGACATGCAGTCCAAAGATTTTTCTCACTCACTTAATCTCTCCCCAACTTGCTCCTCTCTCAACGTCTACCTCTAAGGGAACATTTAACTCAACTGCGTTCTTCATAAGATGAACTACTTCATTAAGTTTTTCTTCGCCCTCTTTCGTGCGAGGTACTGAGAAGTCTAACTCATCATGTATCGTTAATCCTATATCCATAATATTACTATCCCATACTTTTAACATCGCTGCTTTTGTAACATCAGCGGCTGATCCTTGGATCAAGCAATTTAAAGCTTTATGCGTTTGTGCTCTTTTCAATATCATTCCTTTATATATTTCTTTCGCTTTCTCAATCGGATATGCCGGCTTCCCAAAGTTATCCCAACCAGTCGGTTCGAATAAATTAAAATGTCTGCGCCTTCCTAATAAAGTTTTAATATAACCTTTAGTCGAAGCAAATGCGATAGCTTGATTGTTCAATGCTTGAACGAAAGGAACGTTGCGATGATACTTCTCAAAGAGAGATTCTGCATCTTCAAAACTTAATCCTAATTCTGCTGCTAATTTCTTTTTTCCCATACCATAAGTTAAGCCTAAATTAATAGTTTTTGCTTGTTTTCTCTTGATTCCTGCCATCTCTGCAACCATTTTATGAAAGTCAGTTTGTGTATCAGTTTTGTACTGATTTTGTGCCAATTTTGCTGATTCATTATTCGTCTTACTTGCGAAGTGAACAAGTAATCGTGGCTCTTGTTGTGCGTAATCTACACATACCCAATCGTGTTCTTCTTCAGGAATAAATAAACCTCTCACTAGTGGTGCTAACTCAGGATCATGCGCAGGTACTTGTTGAAGATTAGGATGTGACGAACTAAATCTACCTGTCACTGTTCCTGTAGAATGTAATTGACAATGTAATCTTCCATTAACTGATTTCTCAATGATCATGTTTTCGATAAATGTACTTCTCAATTTATATAATTTTCTGACTCGTAAAATTAAAGGACTAAGATTATCTTGTGCGCTACTCAACCACTCTTGTGTAAATGATGGTGATCCTTTGGCCGTGCGCATAAAAGAAATGTTTTCTTTTTCATAAGCTTTCGCAATACTTGCATTAGCCCATACATTTACTTCTGATCCTATTATCGTATCTAATTCTTTTTGCGTTTCATTTTGTTTTAAGTAAATCGTATCCTTTAGCTTCGATGCTTTCTCAATGTCAACTCGAACACCTTTCTTTCTCATCGATAACAATAGAGGAATCATACGAGATTCCATATCAAGAACAGGAAGTAATTCTTCTTGCTTTAATAAAGGGTGTTGTTTTTTAAAAACTTCCATAGTCAGCTCAGCATCTTTTTCTGCATAAGGACCAACGTATGAAGAATGTAATCTCCATAAATTACCTTTAACATTTACTCTTCCCGAGAAATGTGAACGAACAGCATCTTCTAAAAGTGATTCGTCTTTCTGCTCACCTAAATAATCCGCTGATATATTATCTAAAGAGAATGACCTTCGATTCTCATTCAGTAAAGTTTCTGCAACTTGAACGTCATATATTTTTCCTTGAGTATTTATCCCTAAAGTAGATAACCACTCTAAATCGTATAATGCATTAGCGAAAATCTTCGTTTTAGGCGTCTCCAGTGCGTTTTTTAAATACGATACGATTAGTTCCTTAGGAAGATTACCGCCATCTTGGTGCGCTATTGGTAAATAACATTTTCTTCCTCCCTCATCGCAGAGAGAAATACCAACGACAAATCCATCGTTACGAAATCCACCAGGTCCATTCTTTTTTAAATTAGGATCATACGTTTCAGTGTCAATAGCTAAAGCTTTTGAGTCGCTGTAATTAATTAAAACCTCGGGAGGTTTCCAATTACTGACGGGTTTGAATAGGTCGTTCATAAATAATATACTCTCTTTCTGATTTTTTCCAAAGTTCTAATGGTTCTGTATCTGTATATAAAGTAGGAAAAATTAAAATACTACAAGAAGTGTTTAATAATAATTTTACACACGTCATACACGGACTTACTGTAGTATAACATTTTTCAATATCATAAATATCTTTACATTGAAGTAATGCATTTTGCTCTGCGTGAATCGCTTCGCAAGAATCTAATCCTTCTCCTGATGGAAACTCTGCTCCACTACAAGGTAAATCTAAACAGTGAACTGCTTTTGCAGGAACTCCATTATACCCAGTAGCGAGAATATGATTTTTAGAATTAACTAACACACATCCAACATTTCGTCGGATGCATGTTGCTTGTGCCGAGACAGTCTGAGCAATATCTAAAAAAGTTTCGTGCTTACTCGGCCTTGTTGAAAAGTTCATGTCCAAACCCGGTATAAGAAGGTGCTTCTACATTTTCTAAATGTTCTAAGAAATCTTCTGCACTGTTAAAATCCTTTAAATTCAATGGTTTATAGTTCACATAATCTTCATAATTAGAACGAGTACACATATCTGCTGACTCAAAATTTGGTTTATATAAATGACGTGAACCTGCATTAATAGTCGTTATTCCTAATCCTACTTCTATCTTATAAATATCATATAATAATAAAGCAACGTATGCGCCGAGCATTGAGAAATTAAAATTATCATAAGGCCAACCTAACCATAAATCATTTGAGCGCATATTAGCTATGACATGTAATTTATCTTGACGAATTAAAAATTGAAACGATACAGTACAAGGTATATCGTTAGTATCATAAGGACTTTCTCTCCAAATATTTATAACTGCTTGTCTTGTATTTTTATCTTCTTTTAATGATTTGCATATGTATTGAAGTTGGTCTATAATCTTAGGGCCATATGCACCTCTAAAGAAATAGTTATCATCACTAAATTTACTAATCATTTGAGAATAAGAATCAATACTACTTAATCTATTATCACCTCTCAATATCCATGTAGCTTCTGCTACCATAAATTTATATCCTAATAATCTTCTTTTATTAGTTACAATAGGATATCTCATATCACACATCGTAGTATGATTTATTTTTTCTCGTGTTATTAAACCACGAGGTGCGGATTCTATTCCACCTTGAATATCTAAAATAGCATCATTCCAAACATTATCTGCTGCTAAACCGTCCATACTGCTTCTCCTCTCAAATATCTTAGTCGATTAATTATATCATAAGATTTCTCATCAATCTTATGACCTTCTTTAAAAACATCATATCGTATGAAGTTTTTTCGCCATCTTAATTCTCCTAGAGATTTAAGAAAATTATCATGTTCATAATTTAAACCATACCATGAACGTTTGTATCTATCGACAATTCGAGTAATATCACTATATTCTTCATGTCGTTCTTCTTTCTTTTTCTTATGTATTTTTATAACTCTAGCACTATCTTCAGGTGCACACCATACATATAAAGTATTTGCTTTCTTTAATTTTTTATATAACTTCGTAGGATTATACTCAGGACCATCTGCTCTTTCATAAGAATAAACTTCTTCTGATGGCCAATGTCTATCAATTACAACTAACTCATCTTTAGCTAATCTTATTGCTCTACGAACAGTTGCTCTATGCCATATTTCCATTTTTTTATGTATTCGTAAATGCATATAACGTGCTTTAAATTTCTTTCTCAATAAATCTGTTAAAGTAGTTTTACCAGTACAGTCTGCGCCTTCTACTATAATTATACCTTTAATTATATTTTTCATGTCTTTCATAAAAAGTAATCTCCGATAAAAGTATTTAATCTATTTTTATTCCATACTGTAGAATTAAAATCTTCTTTTTGTGCTTTAGCTAAATCATCTAATTCATTATCATTCATTTTCTCTATATCACTATGATGAATTCTATATGCATCGCCAAAAAGTTTAGTTTCTTCTTGTTCTCCATAAGCAATACAACCTGCGTCTGCTATCATGCCATAACGAACTCTCCACCAACCACTACCTTTTATCGTATGATAATGAGGAGGTATTAATATTCCCCTTACTCGTAAGTACTCATTATATAATTCTGGTTCAGTTAATCTTTCTTGACCTAAATTAGGATTACCATAACATGTTACTTTCCACTCAAAAAGTTGACGTTTAAACCAACTCTGTTTTTGAATTAAAGAAGCCATTATCCATTCTTTACTTTTAGGACCATCATGTGAATCTATTCGTGAAAACAAAGATTGATTATATTTACTTCCCCCTTTATAACTATCAGTAACAGGAGTAGGATCCCAAGGTATAATTTGTTCGGAATCTATTCCTAGTTGAGATACGTCTCCACCCTTATAAACTGGCGCTAGAACTCTATATGGCCACTTTTCAAAAGCTAGTTGTGTAATTAAATCTTCCATTTCTTTTTTATATGGCTGTGCTTCATTAAAGAATTTTTTACCAACAGAGTTACCTGCTTTACTTACTCTTTTCCATAATCGCCAATGTCCATCACGTGCGAAAGTACCACACCCTTGTTTTATATCTTTAGTTTGCCAATCGTCTAATGCTATGTATGCGTCAGGTCTTTTCAATAAAGTATAAAGACCTCCATATAAATAAGATGACGGTAAAGAATTAGGAGCAAAAGCAAATACAACTACTTTATCATATTCTGATATATCTTCCCCAGGTATAACCGGTTTATGATCAACTTCTATTCCACACTCTCTTAATGCTCTTGGTAAACAATTAGCTGCTGTTGCAATCTCTAATACATTTTTACCACTGCCTATACCTTTTGCAGTAAATCCTGTTACTAATACTTTCATGACCATGCGCTCCATTTTTTAAATGTGTGAAGAACTTGTTCTATATCTGGTGCTTTCCAACCTTTCGGTTTAGTTACATCAAATTTAGAACGTTCACTTTCTTTTCTTACTTTTGCCATATTTGCTTTCTGTACTTCTGTCCATGCAACCCAGAAAGGATAATCAAATAGATAAGCCGTTCCTAAAGCTACATAAGTTAAATCAACTAAAGCATCTAATGCTTTCGCATCATCTTCTTCTTTAATTGCTTCTTTAAATTCGTTTAATTCTTCTTCTAAGAATTTAATCCGAAAGTCTACCAAATCTTTATTATTTTTGATACCTTGTCGTTTTTTAAATCCAAATTTCTTATGAAATTTTTCAATATCTTTAAGCATTAAATAAATCTCCTGTTGTTGGTTTACGATAATCAATAACTTTATGATTAACTTCGAAAGATTGATTTGACTCAATCATTGTTTTTACATTTCTAGCTAACCACTCTCCTACAGGTGGCATTACTCCTCGTGCTAATAAACTAGGCCAACCTGATTTTGCTCCTGCAAATTTATAATCAACTGGATAACCCGAAAAAGCACATAGTTCTTTTATACCTAAAAGCCTATCTTCTTCTGGATGTATAGAAAAACTTCCTGCGATAACTCCCATAGTTTGCTCTCTAGTTAATCTCCATTTCATAAATTGAGGTCTACCTATAACTCCTTTTCTTCCTTTAGTTGACCTTTTCCAAGTTTCTGGTGGATTTAAACTTTCCCATATATTTCTTAATGATTCTCCAGGTTTAGCCATTTTCGTTAATTTCATTTCATTTTCACTTAACGTAGCAGTATGTCCTGCATCAATTCCATCTGCTTTTAATTCATCTAATACTTCTCCGACATTTGGCGCAGGATTCCAGTTAGGCGCAGGAGGATTAAAGTTTCCTTTATGCGCTAAAAAGAAAAATCTTTTTCTCGTATGAGGTAACCCTGTATACTGTCCATCAACTAATAAATGAGTAACAGCATAGCCTTCTTCATTAGCTTTTCTTGTAAAATCCATTATCATTGGTCTACCCCCTGTTTCTGAATAAACACGAGGAACTGACTCAATAGCTAAAGCTTTTGGCTTTAATGTATATATTAAAGAAAATACATCGTTCCAACAACTAATACGAGGATCAGTTTTCCAACCATCTGCTCCTTTACTTCCCGAACCTAATGTACTCCATGGAGCACAAGGAGGATTACCATACACAAAATCTACGTTTTGATATTCGTGAAATGACGTAGGCCAATTCTCTGGTCCAGAATACACTGGAATATCTGGATAATTTAAATTAAAAGTATCAGCACCATATGCGCCATCACCTTCTAAATGTGCTAACACATCAAAATGTTTTTTAACGCCGATAGTAAATCCTCCGGCGAATATATAACTTCCTATTGCTTTCATAGTTCTCCTTTCATAAAGTTTAATTCAACTGTTTTAGTTAAATAGAAAGCCCACCATTGCTCTGGATAAGGATTTCCATCTTGAAATTCTGGATTTTTTATACTTAAATCAATATCTTGTACTTTATTTATATCGAATCCACAACGTAAAATTAAAGATACCCAATTTCTTTTCGTTAACATAGAGTAATGATTTGCATTATTTTCATGTTTAACATATCCTTCAGCTTCAGGAACTTCTATATAAGCATGACCATCCATTTTAACTAAACGATTAAATTCATGTAAAGTTAAATAAGGATACGGACTATGCTCTAATACATGTCTACACCATAAAGCATCAAAATTTTCTTTTATTCCTGTAAAAGTCATATCAGTTTTTCGGATATCTTGTAATCCATAATTACTGCAATTTTTTATATCTTCGTCAGTTTTATTGACTCCAACTAAATTTTTAAATCCTGCTTCCTGTAAGAGTGATAAAAAATATCCATCTCCACAACCTATATCTATAACTGATTTATCTTCCTTAATTCCAAAAGTATCTAAAAATTTTTGAGCTTGAGGTTTTATTACACTATAATGTAATTGAGATTTAGGTTCGCTATAAATATCATTATCTATTTTCTTTTCAAAATTATTTAAATATTTTAATTTTATATCCATATTATATCCTGTAGCTATATTCAGTTTGAGGATTTACAATAAATAAATTATTTTTTACTCTTGTAATTCCAACATAAAAAACACGATGCTCATCATCGTCATCTTTAACTAAGTTCTTCCAAGTTTTATAAGAAACATCTGTCATTAAAACTACGTTATCAGCTTCTGCTCCTTTACTACCATGTATAGTACTCAATCTAATTCTAGGATTATCTTCATCAATATCCCCTGTTTTTTCAAGTGCTTCATAATAATATTTATCTTCTTCTGGAATCATCTCTAATGCTTTTTGCCAAGTACCATTAGCTTTTAAACCATGATGCATGACCAATGTTTCTAATTCATATTCTTCTTTTTCGTCAATAGTTTTTAAATTTTTAAATCCTCTTTCTATCCCACTTCCTGTTCGTAAGCAAGAATATAATTTCTTAATTTCATCATAACAAATCTTTTCTCCTGCATGTAATTTCTTCCATGCTCTAATTCCTTGAACATGTTTATTAGCTTTAAACCCTCCATACTTATTTTCAAACACAAATCCTTGAGTTTTTAGAAACTTTTGTATAGAATATAATTGATAATTATATCGAGAGAGGATGAGCCATGATCCTTCTTTCATGTCTATATATTCTACTGCAGATACATAATTAACCGTGCCTTCTTCTTTTCTGCTTTTCCACTCTTTTGCAAATCTGTTTTTTATACGTGAGCTAATCTCGATTGCTAAATCATAAACCTTAGAAGGTAATCTATAACTATAAGGAAGAACTTCAATATTACCTTGAAGATTTAAGAATGTATCAATATCAGCTCCTGCCCATTTATAAATAGTTTGATCATCATCTCCTGCAATATATAATCTCTCGCATTTCTCAACTAACTTACTTACTACTTTCCATTGTAGTATAGTTAAATCCTGTGCTTCGTCAACGAATAAAACTTTTAATGGAGGTGCTTCACCTTCTTTTAAGAAAGTTATTAACATATCAGTAAAATCAGAAAGACCTCTTTTTTCTTTAAATTTTCTAAATGTATTGGAAAATAATTCTTGTTCTTTCCAAGAATATTCACAATCTAAACTTCTCCAAGTATCTCTTAAAGGTTTCATCATTGCTCTAGCTAATTGATCGCAAAATAGCATCTTATCACCTATTTTAATTCCTGATGTAACTATTTCATCTTCTTCTATTCCACCTGACATATCTATTTTTAAAAGTTTTTTAAACTCAGTAACATGACTTCCCTTAAATATTTGTTCTCCATTTAACCCTAGAGAACGAAAACAAATACTATGAAGTGTTCTAAAATAATCTAAATCTGTTTCTTCATTTATATCAAATCGAGTAATAGTTCTTTCTCTTGATTCTTTAATTGCTCTACGAGTAAAACTAACGAAACCAATAGTGCGAGGTTTAACTCCCGCCTCTATTTCTGCTTCAAGTTTATTTAATAATGAAGTAGTTTTACCAGTTCCCGGTGGACCTAATATTACGTTTGTGTTTGATTTATTAAACATTCTCTAAAATACTCTATGGTTTTCTCTAGTCCTTCTGATAATGTTACTTTAGGGTGCCAACCTATTAACATATTAATTCTTTCTATATCCGGACATCGTTGTAATGGGTCGTCTTTTTTATGCGCTACTGTCATTATCCCTGATTTAGAACTAGTCATTCTTATAATTAATTCTGCTATATTGTATATTTTTTTCTCATCAGGATTCCCAATATTAACTGGTTTATTTAATTTAGTAGTATCTGCTAAATCTAATAATGCATGTATTGTATCAGAGATATAACAAAAAGAACGAGATTGCATTCCATTTCCATAAAGTAATAATTCTTTATCTTGTAATGCAGCACATATAAAATTAGATATAACACGTCCATCATTAACAGACATGCGAGGACCGTAAGTATTAAATAGCCTTGCTATTTTAACATCTAATTTATATAATCTTATGTACTCATAAATTAATGCTTCTGCTACTCTCTTTCCCTCATCATAACATGCTCGTGGTCCAAAAGAATTTACACTTCCATGATAATCTTCTTCTTGAGGTGTATGATCAGGGTTACCATATACTTCTGATGTAGAAGTATGAATAACTATTGAGTTATGTTTTTTAGCTAACTCTAAAATATTTTTAGTTCCCATATAACAAGTATCTAAAGTTTTTATAGAATGTTTTATATAATGATCAGGACTTGCAGGACAAGCTAGATTATAAATTAAATCAATAGGACCTCCCATATCTATCTTATTTATATCAGAAGAATGAGATATATCTCCTGCAATAAATCTATGAATATTACCTATATTTTTTTCTTGTCCTGTTAATAAATTATCTATACCATAAACAGTATGCCCTCTATTAACTAAATGTTCTGTAAGATGTGATCCTACAAAACCTGCGCAACCTGTTACTAAGACGTTCATTTGTCTTTCATCTTTCTTAAAATATTCATTTGTTTATCACTCATAAGTATTTTTTCTTTATATTTCTCGTGTCTTTCTTTTTGATCGTTAAAAAAACCTTTTTCCCAATCATTTAAATTATCTTCGTTAATAGATTCTATAAGATTTAAAAACTCTTTGTATATTTTTTCGTCAAGATTTTTAATCAATGCCTTAGGCATCGCACGTGGTTTTTCCATTTTTATTCCTTTCGCTTTCATGTGGAAATAAATTATTCGACATATTATTATATCAGTTAAAGCATCATGCCAATTATGATAACCCCCTGATCCTAAAAAATGTTTATATGTTTCTTCTAGTTTAGGAAACTTATAATCATCAAAATCACTTTCTAATTTTAAAATATCTTTAGCAGTCATCATCGTACAGTGCTGTTCTTTAGGAATTCTAAAACTTTTTCCTATCGCATTAAATTCTCTCAATACCATCTGTAAATCAAATGATGTATTGTGAGCCACTAATACGTCAGCTTGTGCTGATAAAGAATTAAACATAGCTAATACATTTATCAGAGGAACGCCATGTTGCAAAGCTATATTATCAGTTATTTTATGAATGTCTGAAGCTTCTTTAGGTATAGTCCACTTATCTGGTTGAACTATACAAGCTAATTGTGCATGAACTTTATCGTCTTCACTTGCTAACTGAGCAGCTATCTGTACTATTTTAGGTTGTTTAGAATCAGTCGGTTCTAAATCTCTCCTCCATAATCCAGTTGTTTCTACATCAAAAAATAAATATTTCATATTTGGCTCCAATGATTTTTCTTTCTTTTAAATTGACCTTTTGCTTTTCTGTGTTTAGTATACATAGGATTATGTCTTCCCATGTGTAGACTCTTTTTCCTCGGTACTGTCTTTCTTATCATCGCTTGTGTTAACGTGCTCACCATCTTTCTCCTTTGGTTTAGATTTATTTTCTCCAAATAGTGAAATTCCTTTGACTTTCACTACTACATCTTTTCTTTCAGTCATTAAAATACCTCCTCAATGTTTGGCTCCGTAAAATCTTCTTGTTGTTTTTCGAACTCTGGAATAATCCATATATTAACATGTTTACCTTTTACTTTCTTAGCTTCATGTTTGGCTCCTCGTTCTTTTAAATGTGCAGTAACTTCATGCAATTTAAATTCTTTAAATCGGTGTTTCTCAAGAAATTCCATAAAATCATTAATTCTAAATAATGTTTTATTATCTATCGTAACAGCTTGACCTCTTAATATATCTTCCATAGCATCTGATGAACTTGATCCTGTACAAAATCTTTCACATAATTCCCATAATCTACCTTTATTAGAAGAATCAGCAGTTGCTTCAACTATCTCTACTTTAGCGATTAAATCGTTCATCATTTCAATCCATAGATGAGGAGAAACTAAAGGAATAGCTTTATCTATATGCTCAAATACCACACGTTGGAAGTTTTTCTGATTAAGAATATCTATTGATTCTAATGGACCAATTCTTAAATCATCTACAGTTAAAAAATAAGTAGGAGGCTCTGTTACTATTTTAGTTATCCCAGTTATTCTAGGCATAGTACCATTCTCTGATATTCCAAACTTACAAGATACACATAGCGACCTATTACAGAAAGGTTGAATAGGTGGTTCGCTACACATATAATTGTAAGACCTTTTATTTAAGGAACTTATAACAGTTTGTACTTCTCTTGATTTTAATGGAGGATCCAAAAAGTCTAAATTATAATCTTCTACTTTTTCTTCCCAATCATTTGCATAAGCTTTTTTAGCATATACTCCTAAATTATATAATGCATTATTTCTTGACCCTGCTGGTATCCCTGTTTTAACTAAATACTGTAAACATGGAGGACCATCAGGTAGTAGCTCACTATTTTCTTTTTTAAAGTTAGGAATCTTAATTTCGCTAACATTACTCAATCTTTTTTCTTTTGCTGTCTTTATAAATTCTTCTAAAGTTAATCTTTTACCATCATAAAAAGCATATCTGGTAGAATATTCTCCACCAAAATAAGGCATATTTATCCAATTACCAACATCTCCTCTTTCAGATATTATTTTAATTTGTTTAGGAAATATCTCTGCACTAGCATGTCCTAATAATGTAGCTATTTCTCTTAATTTAGGAACTACACTTTTAGCTAATATTGCTTCTTTAAAGAAAACATATAAATGTAATCCTCCACTTTTAGTCCTACATGGTATAATTGGTGATGAGCCTAGGCTCTTGCTAAATTCTTCTAAATCTAAATCATATATGTCAATGTCTATTGCTCCCCAATAAACTTTATTATCATCACGAATTGGTATAACGCCAAGACCTCTTTCGCCTTTTAAGTGTAAATCCCATTCGTGTAATGTAATTGTTTCTTGAACTGTACGTGCAGTTCCCCCTTGCTTCTGGCCGTCTTGATTTTCTGTTGATAAATCGTAACGGCCATGAGCACGCTCAAGACCTTTGAATAAGTCAAAGAACTCTTGAGATAACATTTAAAATTGTATATTATCGTTATCAGAACTTACATCAGCAGTAGCTGTTCCTTTTCTAACTGAGTCAGAAAGACTTTTAGCTGCTTGATATAAATCGACATCTCCTACCGGTTCGGGGTTTCCTATTTTATAAATAAACCACGAGCCATCTGAGTTTGTTTTCTCAATGGTAGTTACTGGCCACTTATAATAAAAAGTAGGTGGCTCGATTAACTTTCCATTAACATTCTCTCGTTGTAACTTCATTCTAGTTACCCAATTACGAGATACTGTTAATAAAGAAGATGACATTGACATTACTGCTGGCTCATATGAACCATCTTTACCTATTACCATAACGTAATGTTGAGCAGTATCGACTAATTGATTACCATTTTCTAGTAAAAAACGTCTGCCATTTTCTTCTTTTTTTGCCTGCGGTTTATTAGAGGCGTTATATATTGTCACTAAACCACCTCCACTTTCTCGTGGTACCCATTCGATAAATAATTTCTCAAATTCGCACGGTACTACATAGAAAGTATCTTTATATAGAGTATTTGAAACAGTATTAAATACCATTCCTTCATCTGCGTTCTCTATATATTTATCGTCTTTCTTTTTTCGTTGAGGACTACCACTTTGTATGATAGCTAACCTCGGTATCGTCATATCGTCAGAATGAACTTTCTCAAGTCCTCTTCCAACGTCAGCGAGTAAATCCTCTGCAGGAATACTAAGTGCTGAGTTTGCTTTCTTCGCTACTTGTGTATCAGCCATTTTATTCTCCTTTCGGTATTTTCACATTAGCAATCTTAGCCTCATATACATTAAAAAGATTATCAGGTAAAGTCTGTCCGGTATTAACCATTTCTTTAACTGTCGCTTTTAATGTTTGAGGATGGACTGTCGACTTCTCATCTAACTCTTGTTTAAATGATTTGTCAAACATTTCTTTAAATTTCTCAGCATCTTCATGTTCTCCACGATTAAAAGATATAGAGATTTTATGTTTAATAATATCTCCTAATCCATTATCGTCTAGCCATTGTAATGCTTCGACATTTTTATCAGCTTTAATTGAAGCAAATACGTCATCTTTAACTGAGATAACTGTACCATCTGTCAATTTAAACTGATCCATATTTAAAGAATTCATCATATCAGGAAGGTCATTCTCCCTAATCTGTTTATAACTCTCTTTTAACTTACTTACGTTTTCTTCTGCTACAGAAATATCGTTTTTTGTATCAACTAAACTTTTCGCAAGAGTATTGAGTTGTTTAAACTTCTCGTCATTAGGAATTTCCTTTTGACGTTTAGCATCTTCTTCTAGTGATTGAAAAATATCTACATCAGCCATTTTTCTCTTTCTCCTTTCGACCTAACATGTCAATTGTTACAGGATAATATATCTTTTCTCGTTTATCCCATTTAAGCATATTTACTACACCTCTATTTACTTCAGCACCTACCATACATGCAATAGCTATTGCAGTAGGGTCGCCGATAGCAACTAGATAATCATTATCAGAAAAATCTTTTAACTTTTTTCTAATCACGTGTAATGTAGGCGCTACGCTTAAAACAACTTGAGAGCCAAAAGGAAGTAGAACACTTAATTCTCCATATTGCCCAGCAGTAAGAACACTAAACTTTGGATTCTCTTGAACAATATATACTTTACCTTTTTTCATTTCTTTCCTTTCTATTAAAATTTTACTTTATAATAATAATTCTTTATATATAAATAAATTTTTAAAGAAAGTAAAAAATGAAAATCATATTTAGTGACGATAAAGTTAAGGACTTTAAATTTAAAACTGAACCTTTTAAACATCAACTTGATGCTTTTAATATTAGTAGGGATAAAGAATATTATGCGTTGTTTATGGAACAAGGTACTGGTAAATCTAAAGTAATAGTAGATAATATAGCTTATTTATATAGAAAAGGCGAAATTAATGCAGCAGTTATTATAGCTCCTAAAGGTGTATATAGAAACTGGGAACAGTCAGAAATACCAATTCATATGCCAGATGATGTAATAGAATATTCTCATATTGAACTTTGGAAACCAGTTGAAACTAAATCCAATATAAAAAGATTGAAAGATTTTTTAAAAGAAGATACTCATAAATTAAAAATATTTATTATTAATGTAGAAGCTTTTAGTACAATGAAAGGATTGAATTATACTCAACGTTTTCTTAATGTACATAAATCATTAGTTGTAGTTGATGAGTCAAGTACCATTAAACATAGAACTGCGAGAAGAACTAAAAATATTTTAAAATTATCAAAGCAATCTAAATTTAGGAGAGTACTAACAGGAACTCCAATAACGCAAAGTCCTATTGATATTTATACTCAAATGACTTTTTTATCAGAGTATGTTTTAAATTGTAGCTTCTATGGTTTTAGGAATAGATATTGTGTATTACGAAGAAGAACTATTAATATGAAAACATTTCACGAAGTAGTTGATTATCAAAATTTAGATGAACTTCAACAATCTATCAAAGCGCATATGTTTAGAGTAACGAAAGATGATTGTTTAGATTTACCAGATAAATTATATCAAAAGAGAGAAATAGAGTTTTCTCCTGATCAAAAAAGAATATATGAAACACTTCGTAAAAAAGCATATGTCGAATTATCTAAAGAAAAATCCATCACAGCACCTTTAGTTATAACAAGATTATTACGACTTCATCAAGTCTTATGCGGGTTTGTTAAACATGATGACGGTACTGAAGAAGCAATACCTGGAGTTAATCCTAGATTAAATGAACTAATTCAAGTACTAGAAGAAACTGAGGGTCAAGTAATAATATGGGCTAATTATAAAAGGTCTATAAAAGAAATACAATCTAAATTAATAGAACATTTTAAAATACCAGTAGCTACTTATTTTGGAGAAACTAAATCTGAAGATAGACAAAAAATTATTAATGAATTTCAAAATGGTACTTTTAAATATATCGTAGCTAATCCTCGTATGGGTGGTTATGGTATAACTTTAACTGCAGCTAAAACTGTAATATACTATGCTAATACATACGACTTAGAAGCAAGATTACAATCAGAAGATAGACCGCATAGAATTGGTCAAAAAAATAATGTAACATATATTGATTTTGTTACTCCTAAAACTATTGATGAAAAAATATTTAGTAGCTTAAAAAACAAACTTTCTTTAGCCAATTCAATAACTGGTGATAACTGGAAAGAATGGATTTAGGTCTATAACTTTTATAGTTTTTACTTTGTTGAGTATAATAATAAGCGAGTCCTAACACATCGCTCCCCATATTTGTGTATAATAAATAAACAAATGTCCAGATTCTATTGCTATAAGTAATGAAAATAATAATAAAAAAATAATTTTTATAATCATAAATAAGTAATTGCTCCCATCACCCATAATGTTCCAAAAATAATATAAGCTATACTCACTGGTTCCATTAATCTTTATTCCATTTCTCTTTAGCTCTTAAACTCCATCTCTCAAAAGCTGCAGCATCTATATCTTTTTTAACCAGTGTAGCACCGTCTGGTATTTCATTATATAAAGCAATTACTTCACCGTCTTTAATTTCTACTATACCTGGACCACAAAAAGCATCTTTATCATATCCAGTATTTTTCTTTTTCAGTAATCTCACTTCTTTCATACAAGAAGATAATGATTTCATAGGAATATACTGTGTCATTTGAGTTGCTTGGTCATTCATGTTACCAAAAACAAACATTAATATTACGCTAATGACTTCCATTTGCCCTCACTTTGTCTTCAAGTTTTTCTGTGTCCATAATTAATTTTTCTATATCTTGTTGTGCTCTTTTTATATTTACAGTATTACTCATCATGCCTTCCATTTCTTCTTGCATGGCTTCTATTTGTGTAGCCATAAATTCAATAAGCATATCTTGCTGACTATCGGCGGGCAAATTACCCATTTCGCCTCTAGGCCATTTAATTCTAAACTCTGTATTTTTTTCAACGTCAGCTAACATTAACTTACCTTGTGTTTCTATATTATTTAATCGTTCAATCACACCAAAGTAAGCCCATACTCCAACTGCTGTAGCACCAAGAATGCTAAGCAAGTTTCTCATAGGCATACTTACTGAAGTATTATCACTAACTTTCATTCGACTTTATTTACTCCTTTACACATTTCTCTTACTGTAGCAAACTCTATTCCAAGTTCTAATTCTTTATATTTACCACAGACAGATAATAACTCTAATTCTTGTCTTAATCTATCATTTTCTCGTAATAAATCTATGGTATCATTATTACAAGTAGATTGTAAAGGCCACGAAAAACGCAACCCGATAGTTCCATTAATATCATCATCATAGGTATTATAACTATTATTAGGATCATTATCGCCATCACGATACGAATATTTCCCATCTTCACCTCTCAATTCAGTGTATAGTTCTATTCGCCCTCTTTCACAGCTACTATTACTAGAGCCTAAATATTGATTAATACCATGCGCATCGCTAACGATAGCAGACATAATAAGTATAAAACTCAATATAAAAAAGAGCATTCTCATTAGTATCCTCCGGTCGCTTTTCTTTCTACTTCCTCCAAGTCATATTTATATTGTCTTATAGCATCTGCATTACTTCGTACAAGTTCTTCTAATGCTCGTAGTTCTGAATCTGCCGCCATTTTATAAGAAGCATCACGAAGTGCATTTACTACACCTTCAATACGTCCTACCCACGCACTAAAATTAGCCATTTCTTTTACAAGTTCTTCTCTTGCTTCTGTGTATGATTGACTATTTCTACCAGTTTTATCAGTAAAGATAGCATGAATATTATCCATATCTCCATAAACACGTTGTTCTAAATTTTCTACTTCTAATTGTAATAAAGCAATAGTATCTGAACTATTATCAATTTGTGTTGTTAATTTATTGACGTAATTTAAAGTACCATAGGCACCAGCAATCACCGATAAAACTATCGGGATAGAAGCAAAATATTTAAGCATTAATTTTTACTTTATACTTCTCATTATATCGCTTAATTCTTTTGCTCTATTAGGTGTTTGTTTATACCACCTAGAATCTAACATTTCATCTGCAGCTTTATTATAATCTTTTTCTTCTAATCCTTTTAACATGTTTTTAAATTTAGAAACTCCTGTTTTTCCTAATTGGAAACACATTTCAATAAGTATTTCTTCAGCTCTTTCATCAATACCCATATGGCCGCAAAGACTATCAGCGCCAGAAATGGCCAAATCAAAATCAATGTCAAAATAATGTTGAAGAACACTTGTAGGATATTCAAGATCATCTTCCCATGTTTCATCTGTACGACAAAGATGTCCCCACCCTATTGTTCTTTTTCCAAGGGTATCTTTATACACCATATTTCTAAAACCTTCATGATGTTTAATTCTTTCCTCTAAATCTTTCATTGTTCTTTATTTTCAATTTTAACACTAGCGTGTTTAGTTCCTCCGACATATAAACCAAACCAAGCTGCTCCTGCTCCAACTACTACTGATACAAAAGCTGATTGAGCATTAGTAGGATCTGGTAAATTCATAAACCATTCAGTTGTTCTCCAAAATGAAATCCCATAAAGAGTAATTAATAATCGTGGAAATATTCTCCATGCTGATAATCTTTCTGGGGTCATTTTTTCTTTAACATTTTCATTGCTCCTCCTACTCCTTTTATTCCAAAAGAAGCACTAATTGCAATATATAATAAGTGTTGATAAAAAGTTGGTAATGATTGTAAAGCAATAAATCCTTTTTCTACATGTTCTGTCATTCCCGGAATAAACACCAAAATCGCAGGTACTAACAAAACAATGAGGGCTACCTCGTCTTTCCATGACCCTTTCATTTGGTTCACAGCTGATGCTTCCCAAGATACTTCTCCTGCTATCTGTTTATTTAATAACTCTGTCTCTGCTTTAATCTTTGTTATTTTCTGTACAGCTTTAGCTTTTTTTGTATCAACGACACCTTTAACGACATCGCCCGCAACACCTATTAATGGTTTTAGAAGTAGCCCTAACATAAACTTATGCCCCTGTTGTCATTTTGCTTAAAACTATTATTATAATAATAGCTACAATACCAGCTTTAATCCAATCTTTCATTTGCCAGTCATTCCACTCTTTGAGCCATGACCAAACGTCTGATAAAAGTTTCACAGAAACCTCCTTTGTTGTTGTTTGATTATACACTATTTTCATTCCAATAACATAAATTATTGACCAAATCAACGTTTAAAATTCTAACTCCTAGCTCTTTTTGTCTTTCATTAGGAGACCTAAATACTCTACGTTGAGAATCTAATAAATCTTTATTTTTTCTAAGACTTACTATTTTAACATCAATAGGAATTAATTTATCTTTTTCTAATATGACTATATCTATTGGTCCAGTATTTACAACGTTATGAAATACTTGATGTCCTTGATTCAATAACCATTGAATCGCATAATGTTCCGCACTTATTCCTAATCTAACTTTACTTATTTCGGCCATGACATGTTTGATATAGATATTAATATACCTACTATCAAACTGATTATACCTAAAGCTTTTAATGTACCTCTACTATTAGCAATAGTCATGTTTAAACTATTAATAGCTTCGGTATTTTTCTCGACTAATTCCTCAAGTCTATCATTTATTTCGTTCTGGCGAGTCCATTTCTCGTCCTCTTTTGCTTCATGAATTTCTAATTTAGTTGCCATTATTGACCTAGCCCTAAAATATCTGCGCCTACTTCTAATCCTTTATCTACTGCTCCTGCGCCAAGAGCTACTGCTTGAATACCAGCATCTGCAGCAGTTCCTACAATCTCTTCTGAAAGTTCTTCATTAGCTCTTACATATCCCGCTGCTGAAGATTCTAATACTTGAGATAAGTTCATTGCCCCTGTACTTAAATGTGCATTTTTATATGCTTTTTTGAAATTATCAAAACTATAAAAATTAGCAAATCTTCTATTATCTAAAATATTAAGACTAGATAAAAACCCTCTAATGATTGTTCTTTTTCTATCTAATTGTCCAAAGAAAACATTTTGTAATGCAGCTCGTACATTAGCATTACCAGATCCCATCTGGTCTAACACAGGACTATAATACTGATCCATAAAGTCAGCCATTGCTTTTGCATTATCTAACCATTTTTTTCCATATAGATTTTCATAAAAAACAGAATTATCTATTATTTCTTGTTTCATAGCTTTAGGATCAAAAAGAAAAATACCTTCTCCAGCTTGTTTTAAAGTTTTATTATTAAATTGCATTGCTGCATATTTTTTGAAATTTAATAAAAGATTTTCGTCCATTAAATTCTTTTCTTGTGCTTCTTTAAAAAACTTTAACATCATATCTGGATTTTGTTGGAACTTACCATAAATAGCTTGAGTATCCCAACCAGCTATTTTACCAACATATTTATTTAAAATTTCTACTGTTTGCGCTCTTTTATTCGTTAATCTTTTTAATTCGTCAACTGCTTTTACTCCACCTTTACTAATTCGTTCCCATTCAGCTTTAGAGAAAAATTGTTCTGCAACTCCTGCATTATTAGTCATCCATGTTTTGTATAACTTATTAATTTCTTTATAATTTTTATTTTCAAATGCTTCTTTTAATCCTTGCCCTGTAGGTCCATCTAATGTTCTTTGTAAACTTTCGAGTATAGATTCTTTAAATATTTGTTTTTGACCTAATAAGTCAGGAACATTTTCAAATAGATAAGCTATTTGATTTAACTGTTTCATTCCATTTCTTGTTCCTACTAAACTTGAAAATAAATTTGCCCCTTTTATACTTGATCCAATCTCATTTACATTTAAAGTTTTTCTTAATAAATCTCCAGTTCTCATATCACTTAAAGCTTTTAACTCTGAACGAACATTTAACCATTGATTAAAATTTTTCTCTCCTACTTCTTTTCCATGTTTTTTAATAAATTGTTTTTTAATTCCTCCATACATATCTTCACGAAGTTTTTGAGCTAGTTGAACTACTTTTCCTTTTTTAGCTAAAGCTCCATAAAGATTTGGATTATCTATGATATCATTTAAATCATTTAAAAGTTGATCAACTTGGTTATAAGATAAATCTTTTATTTTACCTTTCCCTGGAGTTCCTTTTGTAAATATAGATACATCTTTAATAATTGCTTCAAGAGCTGCTTTTTGCCCGCCGTCCATATTTTTGAAAAAAGAATTTTCTAAAACTTTTTTAAGTTGATATGCTTGATTTCTATATTCATTAGGACGAATAAAAGGTGTATCTAATTTTAAGCCAGCTTCATTAAAAATACTTGCAATTTTAGTATTACCTTTTTGAATAGAAGTTGCAAGAAAATCATTAGCTTGCATAGCAACTAATTTAGGATCAAAACTTCCTTTATTAATCATAGTTAAAATAGATTGCAATTCATTAGCAACTGGTATAAATAAAGAAGAAGCATTATTAAGTTCTTTTTGAGTAATATTATTTGCAATCATTTTCATTTCACTTCCAAATAACAATTTTGGATTAACAGTAAATGATGGAATTTCATCGACACCAACTCCCATCATTTTTGCATTTAGTAAGTTAAATGCTTCACTCGTTTCTTTTATTAATTGTGCTTGAGCTAAATCTAATTCAGTTGCTGCAAATGAAGTCATTAATTTACCTTTAGCTTGTTTAGTTACAGGAAGTGCTCCTGCTTTAAAAGCTTGAAGAATACTTATATCAACTTGCGGAGCGTTATCTCCTATTTCATCTTTTAATATCTTATTAACTTTATTAACCATTGCTTCATTTACTTCTCCTCCAGCTTCTAAAAAAGTATCATAAGCTTTAATAACTTGTCCCGGAGGTAAATTCCCTGTTGCTCTTGAAGCTGCACGTTTAATTAATCTAGCTAACCCGGGAATGGCTACACCAAAAGCACCTTCTAAACTAGCTACTATCCCTACATCTTTGGCTAAATTTGTCCAGTTTTCTCCCATAAATTCTATTAATTTCTCTACATCAACTTCTCCCTCTGATGCTTGAAGCGAGTACGCATATCCAAAACCTTGAGTTACTATTTCAGCGATTGATGCTCCAGTTGCAGCACCACCAGCGGACCCTAATATTCCTCCAGGTGTTCCTACTACTCCTCCTATTATAGAAGCAGTTATTCCGGGTACTTCTCTTAAAAAAGCTGCAATATCTTTCATATCTGCTCCTGGAACATTAACAGGTGTTACATCTCCTTTACCTATTCTATATGCAAGCATGTTTCCTTGTTTTCCCTTATATAAAGGAGAGAGTTCAGCAAACGTTCCTACTTGAATTAAAGAAGGATCAATATCGGGATTTGTATTCATTAATACAGATTTTAATAAATTCTTTTTAACTTCTATATCAGCATTAGGTCCTAACATTTCAACTATAAGTCGAGGAGCAATATTCATTGCGAAATCATCGTCAATCCCTCCAAGAAGCATTGCTTCTTTTCCAGTAGTTCCGTCCACTATATTTTGTTGATAATTAGCATATGCATTTTTAACGTTATTATCTCCTTGATTATATAATTGATCAACCATCATTTTACTTGCTTCTTTAATCATGTCAGGATCAGCATATCCGGGAGTTGCAGTTTCTCCAAATTTTTGTTGAGTTAATTGAATAGCTTTATCATTAATTTGATCCATTAATAATTTATTAGGCTGAATAAAATTAGTGAATACATCTTCATAATAAGTATCCATACCTTCTTCCATTCTTTTATCTTGTAATTGAGCGCCTTCTTTAATAGCGTCTAAACTTATTCCAAAATTATCACGAAGGTAAGTTTCATTTGATTCTTCTACTTGATCATCTTCAAGAACAGGTAAAGTATCTACTTCAACTTTAGCCTCGGGATTAACATCCTCTATTATGATATCTTGTATTTCAATAGGTAATACTGATGTATCAACCATTACATTCCTAACCCTAAATCGTTATTTAATACCCAAATGTAATCTGCATTTTCTTTATTTAAATCTATATTTCCCCAAGCTACATCTTTATAAGTTCTATTTTCGCCAGCGTATGTTATACCGTAAGTATCTTCAAATTCCTCTACTAAAATTTCCATACTCTTTTCAAGAGTATCATTATCTACATCCTCTCTTTTTAGTAAAGTTTTATAAATATTATTAATCTGAACTCTTTCTGACATAATAAGTGTTGATAATTCTCTTGCTCTAGTAAGAGATTTTTCATCAGTTTTTTGACTAAAGATTGTAACAAGTTCTTTTCTATTTTTTTCTCCCATAGCTTTTTCTTGTCCTGTACGCTGTTCTTTTGTATCAGCGAAATTTAGAATAGCTAATTTAGAAGCAGACCTCATATCAGGGTCGTCTATACCATCATATCCAAATGCACGTGCTGCTTCATCAATATCAGTAAGACTTTCTTTATCATCAGTTGATATTCTTGAAGCATACGTTTTATCAGCTTTATCTTCAGCCCATGCTCTCGCATAATCTAAAGCTGTCGTATAAGTTTTACCATTAAATTCAATTCCAGTTGTTGAAGAATACATTCCAACTTGTAAGCCCTGTTCTTCTAATTGATTGAGCCATACATTAATACCTTCTTTAGTTAATTCGTCATATCCATAAATTCCTTGATATAAAGAAGCTAATTTGAAAAATGATTTTGATGATAAGTTAGGTCGTGTTTGTTCTAAAAATTTAACGTCTTTATCAGAAACTGGATATAAAGCTTTAAGTTTAGGAAGAATATCATTCTTTACAAGTGCTCCTACTATTTCTCTCGTTTTAAATACATCTTGACCGCCTTGTAAAGCGTCTTGAATTCTTAACCCTAAAGCACTATCTCCAAATACTCTATCTGCGATGTTAGCAAAAGGCTGGAAGAAAGTTTGTAATATACCTAAAGAATCTGTTGGTTTTTCTAGGGTTCCTAATAAATTAACAGAATCAGCAAGAGTTTGAGATGACTCTTGTGATACTTTATATGTTTCGTAAAATTCAGTAACATCATTTTTTGCTTGTACTGCAACATCAGTTTCATTTGGTTTTAAAGTTGAAGCTGAATCTTTTGTATCTGGAGCTAATGCTGCATCTAATGTGCCATAGATTTTTTTACCTGCTATTGATCCTACAAGTCCTTCTACTTTTATTCTATCCCCTTTTTTAAAGTTTTCATATCCAGCCTCTTTTAAAGCTTTATCTAAATCTTCATTTTCTCCATATATAGCAAAAAATTCTTCGTTATTATATTTTAATCCTTCTATTTCTATATTATCAATATCAAATAAACCAGTTGGTCCTACATTAGCTGTAATCTTATTCGTTCCACCATCAACATTATTTTTCTTTAATTTTTCTTTCATATCATCAGATAAAAGAGCATCTAAATTTGGATTTGTTCCCACTGTATAATTTTCAAATACTTCGTCTGTATAAGTTTTATCATTAGGTTTAAGAACTGAATTAATACCTATTAAATTATTATTACTATCATACTCTAAAGTAATTTTATTATATTTATTATCAAGTGCATTAGCTTGAAGATAATCATAATAAGATATTATTTTATCGCCTTCTTTACTATACGCCATTAATTTAAGAACATTATCTATTCCTGTATTATTCCCGGGAAGATATAACATATCTACATATCTATTTTTACCTTTACTTCCAGATTTTGCTTCATTAGCCGCTGATAAATAAGTTGATGTGTCTATTAAAGCTTTTGACATTTTAGCAAAAGGAGAAGCGAAACTTGGTGTTCCCCCTGCTTGTATCATTCGTAATCCAGCTTGTGTTTGAGGAGATTGTAACCATGAAGCAAATTTATCTTCATTAGTAAGAGTTTCATATGTACTTCCTACTTTATTATACATTCCTGCAACAGCATCAAAAGGTATCCCTGCTATTTGTGAAACTACTTTACCAAAAGTTAAATCTCCTTTTGGATTAGGGGGTGGATCTTTTGGTTTTTTTTCTCCTTCTCCTTCTCCTTCTGTAGCAGAAGCTGCTATAACTTCTCCTCCAGTTCCTGATTGATCTACAAGAGCTTGCATTTGACCAACAGCATCGGTTTGATTATTATAATAATCAGCCATCATATCATTTCCAGTACCACCGCCACTTTCTGCAATTAATCCAGCTATTTTTTCATTATAAGCTACATCGCTTTCTGGTAAAGCCCCCATTCCAGCTCCCGCACCAGCTGATTGTTCAGCTTGATATTGATCGTAAAGTTTATCTAAACTTCCATATTTACTAATAAGTTGTTCATTAACGACTGTTTCTAACTCTCCATTATTATCATCTGATAACATTTTTAACTGCATGATATCATCTGTAGCAGTTCCATTGGGGTTAAAAAAATTAGCTATTGCCATATTAATTTAAATTTATAATTTCATTCCAGCCATCATTGCGCCAGCTATTTGAGCAAATGGTGAAGTTCCACCAATTACATTTTCTTGCATACCAGTAGATGACTGTCCATAACTTCTTATAGGTGCAGCCCCTAAAATTTGAGATAAGAAACCAAGTTGACCTCTTCCAAATCCTTGCTTTTCTATAAAGTCTTTATATAATTCATTTAAATTTGCTTGTTCTAAAGCTTGTTCTTGCCCGCCATATTGCATAGCAGCTTGTGCTTCATTCATCGCTGTTCCTTGTTTTTGTAATTGAAGAGCTGGTATTGCTTGTGCTAATGCACCAAGATTACCCATTCTTGTATTTCTATCTTGTTGAAATGCTCCTCTTCCTGATTCAAAACCAGAAGCCATTAATTGAGCAGTTAAATCTCCTGCTTGTTTCATCTCTCCTTGTTGTGCTAAAGCATTTTCAATTGCTGCTCTTGATCCACCATAAGATCCTCCAGATATTTGATTAGCTGCTCGTGCTCCTCTTTGTTGTCCTGCTATTTCTCCTAAACTTGCCATTGACCTATCAACTACATTTTGAATATATGGATTCATATATTGATCTACAGTTGATCCTTCAAATCTTTCTTCACCAACAGCTTTCATTTGATCAAGTATTCCTCTTGCTTCTTTAGTAGCTCCTGATTTTTCAAACGCTCCTAAATTACCATAAGCAACTCCCATAGCATCTTTTTGACCTTTAGTAAAATCAGCTATTCTTTTTCCACTATATGATTCGTAAGGTCTTTGTGATTCAGCTTCAGCTCTTTTAAATAATGCTTCTTGTGCTTTTTTAAAATATTCTGGTATTTCGTATTTAGTTTCTCCCGAAGAATTTGACGGTACAACTGATGATTGTGGTTTAAATATACTTCCCATTATTACTTTTTCCTTATTCTTCTTTTATCTAATGCACCATATCTTATATTTTTCAAAGCTTGTTTTAAAAGGTCTAAATTAGGTAAATTTATTAATTTAGGTTTTACTTTAGTTGTTATTTTTGATCTATCTGCCATTATATTCCCTCTGAATAAGTTCCACCTAGATAATTAAGATTTTGGCGTGTAACCCATTGATGTTTTCTCTCCATATCTTTTCCTTGCATAATCTCTAAAATCATTGGTGTATTTCTTCCTTTTGCATACTCTCTTGCAAAATCCAATAAACTTTTAGCGATATTAGGATTTCTTTTCGTTTCATCTACAAAAAACCATAACGTTCTATAAAAAGCTTTATCGGTATACCAAGTATCACAATTTGCCATTGCTATACTTCCAATAATCTTATCGTCTTTCTCTGCTACTACCACAAAGTGTTGACGTATGTATTCTAATATATTTTCACTGGCTTTGCTATTGTTTGTTTGCCCAAAGTTAAGTTTTGTCTCAATTAACCATTTCTTTAAAAGTTCTCGTATTTGATGTGTATCGGTATCTTTAGCTATTCTTAATTTAATCATCTAATAATCCTTTAGTTTTTAATACATCTATTAGGGTTCCAAGTACATTAATAACGTCAGCTAAACTTGCTGTAGAGCCATTTAATGTCTTTGTTTCAGTAATATTCGAAGTTGAATATCCAATAGCTGCAGCTTGATTTATTTCAGTCAAATATCTTTCTAACGTACTACTTGTAACATTTATAGTCGTTACTAAATCTTGACCTTCTATTGCGATAGGTAAACTCGGAGGTGGTTTAAAGCTCATCTTCTACCATCTTGTTTTGTATCCATTCGTAAAGTGCCAAATCTCCAGTTATCACTAGTAGAAGTATCGTTAAATATTTTAAGAGAAACTTGTCGTCCACGTGCTCTCATATTCACTAATCTAGTAGAAGAAGTAACTGATAAGTTACTCGTAGTCGTCTGAGAATCCGCAGGAAAATCACGAGATTGAACAACCATCTTTACAGTGCCAGATAAATTTTTAAAGTCAGGAATTATCCCTCTAATAAAAGTAAAAGTATCTCCATCTGCAATATCAGCATCACCACTCGTTAAAGTTGATTCTAAAATAGCACCATCATCTGATGTCCCTGATTCATGGTCATAGAGATATGAACGTCCAGGGCTTGCGCCATAAACTACCGTCTGCGTTGCTGCAGTAGATGTAGAGTCATAATTTAACGCCATAGGTTGTTGAAAAACTGAATTATCTATCCATGCAGTTCTATTTAGATTACCTATATACCACACATTTTCTACATAATTATAAATAACATATCTATCTATATCGCTACTATTAGCAGAACAATAATACCAAACTACTTCATTAAATTGATTATTTTCTCCCGCATATACTTGTGAGTATTGTGTTCTATTAATATCATTAAATACATATTGTTTTACACTACATGGTATTTCTTGTATTGCTCCCGAGTAAGTCATAAATCTACCATCGGCCATCCAATAAGCTTTATCATTAACTACTACCGCTGCGTTTAAAGCAACGAGTCCACAATCTGTTCCTAATAATCTAAATCCAAAAGTATATGGAGGACCAATAAATTGCATTGAATGTAATGCAGTATCAGTCCATACTAATATTTCACCACGTGTAGATTGAGCTGCGATAATTCTACTTCCCTCTCCTAATCGTTGAGAGCCTGAAGTATTAGCAACTGCTGGAGTCCAATTAGTAAAATCTTCTTGACTTGACCAACGAATAAACATTTTATCTTGATCAGTAGTTCCAATTAAAGTAGTTCCAAAACAAATAGCGTGTCTATCAGGAGTAGAAATTAATCCTGTTACAGATTTAGTAGGAGCATTCGTTACTATCGTTAAAGGTGTACTTACTCCTGTAGTAACATCCCATTTATATAATCCTCCATTTTTTTGCCATGCAAATAAATCTTCACCGGCATTATCAAAATGCCATATTCCTGCGTCAAGAATAACGTTAGAAGTTGAACGAGCTGTACCCCAAGTTGAAGTTCCCCAAGTATTAGTTCCCCAACCATATCCATAAGTTTGAGTTGCGGGCTCTACTTCTATTTGAAAAGCAAAAGTTGCAGTTCCATTTGCAGTTATACCAGCTGCTGTTTCTGTTGCAGGCATAGTAATATTAAAGTTATCTGAATCTATAACAGATTGTATTTCGAATTGATTTTCAAAATTAGTTACAGTAAAAGAAGTAGTACCAGCTAAACTTGATACTGCAGAAATTATAACAACTTCTCCTGCTACTGATCCATGATTAACGACTGTACATTTAACTGTCGCTGATCCATTAGTACTTGTAAAACAATTAGTTTGACTTGCTTTAGTTGTTCTTATCGGCGTAATATCATAAAAGTTATCGCCTTCAAATAAATAAACTTTTCTATTAGTTCCTATTGCGGCATAACGAGTACCACTTAAATCAAACCAACTAAATAAACCTCTCGCTACTCCTAATAAAGCATAGGTAGAAGCTTTAACCCAACCCCCTATTTTTTGAGGAAGTCCATATCTAAAACGAATTTTATCACCGTCAACCCATTGACCTTCAGCACCATACTCTGTCGTTTCTTTATTAATTCCTCCAATAAATTTTACATTAGTATATGCCATTAAGTAATCCTCATAAATCTATAATTAATTTCACCAGCACCACCAGTATTACCATTATTTTCTTTTCCACCGCCACCAGCACCTGCTCCTCTTAATCCCGCTGAACCTTGACCACCTGATCCGCCACCTGATCCGCCAGATACATTTCCATTATAAGAAGCACCACCAGTTGCACCACCAATACTACAGTTATCACTTCCACAATTAGGAGCAGTACTTGCTCCTCCACTTGGTAATCCTTCTGCTCCAACACCTCCTTGATTAAATGCTCCAGCAGGACCACTATTTAAAGTTGTGATATTTATTCCATCAGTAGTAGTGCCTGTAGATAAAGAAGTTGAAATTGATGCAGTTCCAGCTGATCCAGAAGTTTGTGTAGCTAAAGGACCTTGAACATATCCACCAGAATATGATGATCCTCCACCACCTCCTAAAGTAAATAAAGTTCCAGTAATTCCTCCAACAATTGAAGTATTTCCTCCATCACCCGCTGAAGCAGTATAATTAAAGCTAGAATTAGACCCTGCGGATCCACCACTTCCTGTAGCAATCGTTAATGTTTCTCCACCAGTAAGACTAAATACTTTATCAGAAACATAACCACCAGAGCCACCTCCACGACCACCTTGTTCTCCACCACCTTTATCATAACCGAGACCATTCATTGATCCACCGCCACCACCTACAGCGTATTGTACATGAATAGCATTAGCTCCCGCAGGAACAGCTATACTTCCAGTAGCTGTAGAATAAGCTGTTGTGGTAAAAAGAGTAAAGACTTCTCTCCAAGTTCCACTGTCATTTATATAAACATTATCAATAGTTTTATTAGTAAATGATGTTCCATCATGTACATATATATTATTTATTTCTCTCCAAGTTCCACTGTCATTAACGTATGTTGTCATAGTTATTAAGAATATTTATACCAAATATCACCATTGCTTCCACCACTTGGACCAGAAGAACTTAATGTTCTTGTTCCAAATGCATTTTTACCCGCATTATCTACTTTAGCAAAAGCTATTTGATCATCATCTAAAGTTAAAGTTTTCCCTGATACATCAACATTTGAAGTCGTAGTATGAGCTGAAATATTTCCAGTAACATTAACATTGGTAGTAACATTAGCATTTGCATTAAAAATAGCATCTTCAGTTACAGTAAGTTTTTTACTCACAGTTGCATTAGCTGACATAGCAACATTTCCTACTAATGTAGATACTCCATCCACTTGTAAAGTTCCTTTAGATAATATTGAATTTGTTGCAGCAAATAAATCTTTTACTCTATCTCCATCTTGAACATAAGCAATAGTATGTGCTCCTTGAGTTAAAGTTATATTATTAGCAGCGTGCCCTGTTGGAGCTACTTGTAATGTATAAGCTCCTGAAGTATTATTAAATAATATATACTCTCTTTCTATTGCTGGTAAAAAAACATAAATATTACCTGATAATGCTCCATTCATATCAATAATTGCATTACCAGCTTCATTTGTTGTTTCTACATCAGGGTCTCTATTAGCTGTAGTTAAAGTAACATTAGCACTACCAGATACTGATTTACTTAAATAACCTCCTATTGATGCGTCTATTACTTTTAAATTATCGTTTGTGTTATTTCCCCAAGTACCAGAATTGGCACCGGCTTCCATAACTTCCATTTTTAGTCTTGCGGTGTATGTTGATGCCATTTTATTTATCCTTAATTTATTTTAGTCCAAGTATTTGTCGTTGCAGCGTTAACATTACTCCATGTATTACCGCTGTTTGCGTTCACATTCGTCCAAGTATTAGTTGCACCTGGTACAACTGGATCCCAGAAAATTAATGAACTAACTCGTATATTAGCAGAATTTCCAGAAATTGACAGTATTTGATCAGTATTTATTGAAACATTACCAGTTAAAGGTTCTATACTTTGACCTTCAGCGATAAGATACATACTAGTAGACATATCAACATCACCTACATTAATAGCAATATTTCTTCCTGTAGGAACAAGGGTTACTCCTCCTTTAACTCTTAATACTCCACCATTAGTAGTAGTTAATTGTTCTCCGGTAACTGGAATAAGAACTCCTATTCCCGCAGTTGCATCACCTTCATTAATAGTAATTGGTAAACTAGGACTAACTATTTTTTGATCAGTGTTTATTAAGAAAGTTTGAGAAGCAGATATATTCATGTTCTCTCCTTGAAGAACAATAGCATGATCTGTATTTGCAGTTATATTACCTTCACTAATAGTTAATTCTTGACCATCAGGAATAATAAGTGCTCCGCCATTAACATAAGCGAGATTATTAGCTCTAATAGTTAATTCTTGACCATCAGCAGTTAATATAGTACCTGCTTTTGGAATAAGATTTCCATCACTTATAGTTAATTCTTGACCACCAACTAAAAATTCTATTGACTGAGACCCTGTCGCTGAAAACGGTGCTTCAGCAAAAGCAGTAGAGCCAAATAACATATTTTATCTTGCTGTTACTGGTACACCTGATGAAGAAACAAAGGGATGTTCTGCCCAAGCCCAATATACAAAATCGTCACCATCTGTATTAGCTCCACCAGTATCTCTTACAGTAAAACCATTGGAACAAAAATCATAACTATTTTGTGAAAATTCTACTGCGTTTTCATTTGCGTTTAAACCTAGATTAACTACATTTCTTGGATTTCTTTGGTTGTCATTCATTCTCCAGTTTCCTGAAGCACTAATATTTTTATTAAAAACAAAAGCAGGTTTAAATCCAGTGTAACAAAAAGGACCGTTTGCACTTCCATTACCAGTATATCTGCCAAAAGCCGAATATCCTTTTACTTCTGCCCAACAAAACATTAAATAAGCATTACCGTTACCATTTACTTGAGCGTCATTACCTAATGTAATTACACTAGAAGTTGGTTGTGTACTATTAAAAAAACCTGCATATTTACCATCATTATTACTAGCATCACTGTTTAATCTTAATGTGCTAGTAGAATCATGATGATGCCACACAGCCCAATCATCTGCTGTATTTCTTACTTTTATAAATATAGCTGCAGGTTTTACGCCAAGACCATGGCCTATGGTTGCTCCTGCACTACCATTTCCTGTGTATAAACCCATTGTAAACTTACTTGTTGAATTTGTAGATGCATTGATTGTTGTACTGCCATCAGTATTATTAGAAGTAGAGTTAGTTCCATTCCAAGTCCAACCCACATAATTATATGAAACTCCTTGGTTTACATAATTAGCACTACTTGAACCGGCAACAACAGAAAAACTTGTAGCAGTTGTACCACCAACATATCCATTAGCAGGTGTATTATGAGCACTTGTATCGCCTTCTTGAACGTTAGAGTTAGGAACTAATTCTTTATTACTTCCAAATCCTTCTGCTTCATTCCATAAATAATGTGATCTGCCAGAAAAATTTCTTGCTTTAACCCAAACCATACCAGGTCTAAATGAAGTTGTAATATTTCTTGAAAAACCAGCGCCATCTGCAGGTACCCAATTACCTGTCCATAATGCAGTTTCAAATTGTGATGATCCTTTATTAATTGTTGTATATGCCATAATATTTTATCCGTATTGTCCTAAATTCTTACTACATAACGCATAGTACCCTGTTGGTACAGTGTATTCGAAACTTCCATGACCATTAGCATCTGATTGAGCTGCGTCAGCAAGAGTAAAAGGAGGATTTCCAAAATTCCATTCTCCAGTTCCTGCTTGTGAAGAAGAAGCATATGTACAAAAAACATAAGGATCATTTAATGTTTCAGTTAAATTTTGAGAAACAACTTCACTTCCATTTTTATAAAATTTTACATTTTTTGTGCCACTTGCTAAATCTAAAGCTATTCCTACAATATCATTTTGTGCTAAAGTAAAACCTTGGCTACCTGAATTACTTCCATTAACATAAAGATTACCTTCTCTATTTATTCCATAACTATCTGTAACTTGACCGGGATAATTATTAACATTACGTTGTGCTACATCAGTATAACCTTGCGCTATTCCTATCATTGGATTGTAAGTATTTGTATTTGTAATTTTCATTTCACAATACCATTTTCCATCATACACCCCAAATGAACTAACTGAATTGTAATAACCACTAAAGACAAGTGCTCCTTTAGACATAGTGACACCTGTTCCTGCAACAGGATTCATAGTAGAAAAATTATTTGCAGGTCCATCTTTTGTATTAGCATTAGTTCCTAAATTAGTTGTGGCAAAATGATTAGTATTACCAGAACTATCTGCACCAAAACCACTCGCATCAGCAGAAGCTCCTGTTCCTATAAAGTCTAATTTAAAACCATTAGTTCCATATGTAACAGAAGGAGTAGAATTAGGTATCCAAATACCATCAGCATTTGTTGAACCAAACGTACTAGCTGCATATTGTGTTGCATTAGCAAAAATAAATTGAGATAAATAACCACCAAATCCTAAACTATTACCTGTTTTAGCTCCTATAACATGTTGTTGATCTTTACTAAATTGAGTATCTACGTTTTGATTCCATGCTCCAACTGTACTAGTTTGTAAAGTACCATTTACATAAATTTTTAATCCATTACTTCCAGAAGCTTCAGTTGTATCACAAGCTACTACAATATGATACCAAGCAGACGGATCTCTAAAATACATAGAAGTGTAAACATTAAATCCATTATTAGCACTTGCACTGACGGCATTAAAACATTGTAATACATAATCATCTCCACTTCCTCTTAAAGAAATTCCAGTTTGATTATCTGCATCAGTTTGTGCATGCATTATATATTGATCATTTCCTGTTACTATGATTGATTTTTTTACCCAAAAAGAAACGGTCCATACATCTAAATTTCCACTTGAACCAAATGTTTTTGTTAAATAAGTCTGTGCCATTATGTATCAAACCTTCCTGAATTATCTAATTCATAACTAGATGTTAGTGTAAAGTTTCTATCGCTTGTTTGTCCTTGCGCATCTGTAGCTCTTAAAGTAAAACTATAAGTAGTTGCAGATGTAGCACTTCCACCAAAATCACTAGTAGTTATAACACCTGTAGATGAATTTAGCGAGCAATTTGCTTGTGATGCGTTAGTTAAAACATTAGTAGTTTCTGAATAAACAATAGTATCTCCAGTAGCAGCTACAGTAGCAACTGTTCCTGAGAAATTTCCTGCAATAGTTCCAAGTGACCCTGCGCCAGTAGTCCATGCAGGTGCGTCTGATACTGTAAGTAAAGCACTACTTGATCGTACTGCGTTACCATCATTATTTTCCACTCTAATATAATACGAGCCATCTACTGGTAAAGTGAAGTTAGCGGTAATTGATGTTGCGCTTGTAAAAGTAACTGAATTAGCTGGAGTGATTGCTCCAGTTGAAGATATAGCATCAACATAGGGAACTGATATATAATTAGTTCCAGTAATAACTACATCGGCTGCTGTATTTTCAATAACAGTTGGTAAAATACTTGAAATAGTAGGTTTAGTTTCTGCGGGTAAATTAGTTAAATTAGCTCCTGATACAGCTGGTAAAGTAGCAGGGAATCGTGCGTCAGGAACAGTTCCTGATCCAAGATTTGTTGCGTTAAGCGCAGTTAAACTTGCGCCTGAACCCGATAATGTAGCACCAGCAGTTATAGTAATTGTATCACCGGATTCACCAATTGTAATTGTTGACCCTGTATATTTTTTTATCGTGTTTACTTTTACTTCTGACATTTTATTTTGTTCCTACCCTAGTTGTAGCGCAAACAGTGTTTGATGCTACAAGGGGTTGTTGAGCGAATGCTAGATAAATATAATCCGAACCATCTCCACCACCAAAACCACCTGATGTGCTTCTTATTTTAAAACCAGTAGAAGTAATATCTAAAATATCAGCGTCAGTTCCTTCACCAGAATTTGTATTAGCTCTTAAATCTTGGTTGTTTGAATTATACCCTTCTCTTTTAATGTCAAATATTCCCCAGTTAGCACCCGAGTTATCTGATGATTTTTTCATCATTATATATGCGGGTTTAAAACCACAATAAATAAAAGCCCCATCAGTAGCATCTCCAGTTCCTTTAAAAATTGAACATCTACTAAATCCTTTTATATTAGCAAAACAATAAGCTACCATAGTACCGCCATTTGTTTTAGAGTTTGTTCCTACAGAAAAAACACTAGATGTAGGAGAAGTATCTTGATACCAAGAACTTGCTGTATTAAAAGCATCTGTTAAATTTAAATACATACCTCCACTATTACCTAAAATAGAATGATAAGTAGTCCAGTTTGAAGTGTCTGTATAATTTTTAAAAAAAATACAATCAGGAGCCACACCTAAACCATGTCCAACAGTTGCATTTGATGTTGTTCCAGTCCATTTAACTATACTAAATCCAGGAGTTGTATTAGTTTGAACAGTAGAAGTAATAGACCCATCACTGTTAGACGCAGTAGTACCTCCATTACATTTCCATTGCCATGCAGCATACGTATTACCATTATCATTATAGTTTCCGTTATCTCCTAAAGAAAAACCATCTGAATTAAAAGCTGTGGATCCATTTGTATCATTATACTGAGTTGTATCTTCATTAGATTCGATAGTGTAAGTAACTCCCCTCGTACTATCCGTTAGTTTATGATCTTCTCCTGCTCCTGTTCTACCTTTTACCCAAAGAAAGTCAGGCTGTAAATTTGAATTACCATCATTGGTAATGGATTGTGTACTCCCATTTCCTGTATAAAGAGCTGTTTGAAAATATGCTGAGGGATCGTTTATTGTTGTAAAGGCCATATCTTATCCATAAGTGTTAATGTTTCTTGTGCAAATTGCATAATACCCTGATGGTACTGTATATTTAAATTTACCATATCCGTTAGCGTCTGCATAACCATTGCCGCTGTTTTCTGTAATACTAACAATAGGATTTCCAAAATTCCAATCTGTTCTTCCAGATGTAGCTGTAGTATCATCAAAATGTATAGGAGAATAAAAATAATTGCTTAATAAAGGAGCGTGATTACCTGCATCACTCGGGCTCGTAGCTGGATTTGGTGTTGGATCTCCTTGCCATGTTCCATTTTTTCCAAAGTATGCTCTTTTATTATCCATATCTAAAGAACACATTATAGTATCTCCACTTGTATAACTATCTATTCCTGTAGTTTTAGTTACTTGTGATCCTTCTTTTCTCCATCTAATTTCTCCACTTGGAGTATATTGTATTATATTGTAAGGAGCCGCAGCAAAAGTAGCACTAATAGGATCATCTGTTGTAAGTAAACCCATACTTCCTGTATTAGCTTCTACTCTCATTTCAAAATACCATTTACCTTTCATAACTCCTAGACATCCTCTTGCTCTTTGTTCTGCATTTGTTGATGTACCTGCATCTACTCTAAGCCCACTTTTAGTTACTGTGACATTGTCTGTTCCAACATCAAGTCGGTTCATAGTAGAAAAATTATTACTTGGGGTATCCATAGCTTGAAAATTATTTCCAGGGGGATTTGTGATTGTAAAAGTATTAGTATTTCCGCTTGAATCAGTTCCCATAGCCCCTGCGTTTTCAAATTGTAAATAAGAACCATTATTGCCATATGTAAGACCACTTATAGTTTTTGGTTTCCATATTCCTGTCGTAGAATCAGTTTCTCCAAAATCACTGGCTGCATATTGGGTTCCATCAATAAATACAAATTCAGCTAAATACCCATTCATTCCTCCATACCATGAACCATTATTATCTGCTCCTGCCCATCTTTGTACTCCTCCTGATTCAGCCCAACCCCAATCTTCATTTAAGGAAGGTTCATCAGGGGTGGCATTAAATATCGTTTGAAGTTGTCCATTAAGATAGAATTTTATTCTATTATCAGCACTTGCTTGACTTGTATCAATTGCCATAACTACATGTGTCCATGCAGCAGGATCTCTTATTTGTTCCGCTGCTCTAGCATCAACGGATCCAAACCAATTTGTATAACCAAAGCATCCATTTCCATTACGGCTGATTCCCATCCAATTACTATTACTAGGACTTCCTTTAAATCCATTCCAAAAATATCTAGTGCTACCATCTCCAGCGCCGGAATCTTTAACCCAAAAACTAATTGTACATTTTTTTGTACTTGTTGGAGTACCGTTTGTTCTATCTATCTGTGTATCTGCCATTACTGTTCTAACCTCGCTGAGTTGTTTATACCAAGAGTTATTGCTATTGAAAAGGCTCTATCTGCAGTTTGACCTTGAGCATCTGTTGCTGTTATCGTAAAGTTATAAGTTGTAGGTTGAGTAGCTCCTGATTCTGTTCCTGTAATAGTTGCATTTGTTGCTGCAGTGTTCAATGTTAAACCTCCTGGTAACGCTCCAGAAGTTCTAGCAAAAGATGTTGCGTCTGTACAGGTAATTGTAATAGTTCCAACACTAGCTCCCGCTTCAAAAGTTCCAAGACTACCTGCCCCTGTTACCCATGCAGGAACATCTGAAACTGTAAGAATAGCTGTTCCACTACGAACTGCATTACCATCATTGTTTTCTACTCTAAGAAAATAAGTACCATCTACTGCTAATGTAAAAGTAGCTACAATAGAAGTAGCTCCTGAAAAAGCAACTGAATCTGCTTGAATAATTGCTCCTGTGCTAGAATTAATAGCATCAACATAAGGAGTATTAACAAAATTAGTTCCTGTTATAGTAATTGCTGTTTGTGCATTTGTAACAACTGAAGGAGTAATACTACTAATTGTTGGTTTAGTTTCTGCTGGTAAATTAGTTAAATTAGCTCCTGAAATTGCAGGAAGTGTTGCTGGAAATCTAGCATCTGGTAATGTACCAGAAGTTAATTGAGTTGCATTAAGTGCAGTTAAATTAAGTCCCGATGCTGCAGGCAATGTAGCTGGAAAACGAGCATCTGGAACTGTTCCCGAGGTAAGTTGTGTTGCATTAAGTGAAGTTAAACTTGCTCCTGATCCTGACCATGTAACTCCAGCTGAAATTGTAATAGTATCACCTGAACTTCCAAAAGTAATGGTAGTCCCTGATTGAGGTTGAATAGAATTTACTTTAAGAATAGATGTCATTTTATTTCGCCAATGCTATTACGTTATTTGTCGCTACTAGAGGATTCTCTGCGAAAGCTATGTAAACATATTTCTCGCCACTTGCATTATATGCTGTTCCACTTTGTCTAACTTTAAATCCATTACTTACAAAATCAAAAGCATCTGAATCAGATGAAACATTATTTCCATTTGCTCGTAATCTTTTATTTACTACATTAGATGGGTTTCGAGCATTATCATTTAAATTCCAGTTTCCAGTTGCGTCTATTGGTTTTGTTAATATCCAAGCTGGTTTAAAACCAGTGTAAACAAAAGGGCCATCTGTATCAGCATTACCAGAGTAAACTCCTATTTTACTGTAACCTTTTATTGATCTAAAACAATAAGACACTAATGTTTCACCATTTGCATAGTTATTATTATCATCACCTCCACGGCCCATAGTCATTACAGTTGAAGTAGGTGCAGGAGAAGGATACGAATTATTAGTTGTTAGTGCTGCAGTTCCATCTAATTGTAATGCCTTACCTGCTCCACCAACACTACCAGCAGACATATAAACTCTCCAATCGTAAGAAACACTTCTTGTTTTAGTTAAAATCATGTCAGGAGCTGCTCCTAAACCATGCCCTACTGTAATATCTCCACTGCCTGTAGCTGTATATGTAACAATACTAAATCCCGCAGTTGTGTTAGCTTGTACGGTTGAAGTAACTGAACCATCGCTGTTTGAAGAAGTAGTGCCCCCATTAGCTTTCCAACTCCAAGAAATCATATTATTATCTCCTTGACCACTTTCATTAATAGCTTGTCCGGTTGGTTCAAAACTTGTTGCATTAAAAGTAATGCTATTACCACTCGTGCTTTCAGCAGAATTACTATTAGATGCTATATATTTTGTGCCACCTCTTGTTGTATCAAAAAGAAGGTGATCATAAGTTTGAGTTCTACTTTTTAACCATAAAAAATCTGATTTAAAACCTACTGTTACTGTAGGCACACTAGCGTGAGTTCCTGTGTATAATACAGCTTTAAAATAATCTTCGGGTTTATTAATTGTTGTGTATGCCATATTCTATCCGTAAGTATTTAAGTTTTTAGTGCATAAAGCGTAGTACCCGGCTGGTACATCGTATTCAAAAATTCCATAACCTGCGTCATCAGACTGTGGTGTAGAAATTGAATAAGTAGGATTACCAAAATTCATTTCAAAAACTGATCCTCCAGCATTATCCCAATCTCCTATTGCTGGAAAATAATTTCCTAAACCTGTAGTAGCAACATCAACTATTGTAAGAGCCCCAGTTCCTGTAGAACCTGATGTAGGTACTCCACTATTTTGCCATACTCCATTTTTAGAAAAATATAATTTATTATTATCTAAATCCATTGCAACTCCAATAATATCTCCTGAAGTATAAGTAGATCCATAAGCAGTTCCAGATCCAGAAGTATATTTATTTCCATCTTCTGTGTAAGCCCAATCATTTGCAGATGCTCCTAACTCATAAGATTGTCCTGTAGATTGAGTAGAAGTTATACCAATCATAAAAGGATCGGTTCCGCTTACAAAAGATATTGCTTTAACTTCCCAATACCATTTTCCTGTCGATACTCCTATTGTAGCAGCTCGATAAGAATAACCAACAGCAACACTTGAAAATTTTAAACTTCCTTTTGTTATAGTTCCTTGAGCATAAGTAGCATTATCTACAGGATTAATAGTGGCAAAATTATTACTTGGAGTATCTATAACTTGATCATTTGTTCCTGCACTATTAACAGTAAAAGTATTACTATTTCCGCTTGAGTCGGTTCCCATAGCACCTGCATTAGCAAATTTTAAATAAAAACCATTTGTTCCATAACTTACCCCACTTACATTTTTTGGTTTCCATGATCCTGTAGTAGAGTCTGTTTGACCAAAAGTGGTTGGAGCGTAAGTTTGATTTGCACACATGTGTATTTCCGCCATATAACATGAACCATCTCCATTAGCAGGTATCTCTTGGTTTGAGGTATTATTAATCCATCCAGAGTATTTAATTGTAAAACAAAATGATACCATGAAGTAGGATCTCTATAAACAGCAGTAGTTTCAAGCATAAAATCTTGTGGAGCATCAAATAATCTAAATCTAATTACTCCACTTGTATTTATTCTTACATAAGTATTACTTGAACCTGATGCATATATAAAATGTTGTTCTGCTGAACCAGGTGTATTTCCAAATTTAAACCAACAACTGTAAGTAAATTTTCTTCTTTCAGCTGCTACTAATGTACTTGGTGTTCTGCTTAAATATGTCATTACTCAAACCTCATTGCATTACCTATACCAAGAGTTATGTCTATTGAAAAGGCTCTATCTGCTGTTTGAGCCTCAGCATCTGTCGCACGAATAGTAAAGTTATATGTTGTATCTCCAGTTGCTCCTGATTCGGTTCCTGTAATAGCTCCTGTAGAAGTATTTAAAGATAAACCGCCAGGTAAAGAAC